GCCATCCGCTATAACCTGGCCGTGGCGCTCTTGCCGGAATATCCCCGTTCAGAAGTTGATCCGACCCTAATGCAGCAGGCGCAGAACTACAAGGCGTCTCTGGTGCAATTGAACACGCAAACGCAGCGCCTCGGCGGGCTGCCGCCGGCCGAAACCGAGGCTTCGGACTCAACTCAAACCGTGCAGACAAGGTGAATTCAAAATGAAGCGAATCATCGTTTTCCTCCTGTCGGTAGCGAGCCTCTGCGGGCAACTGACATTTCCAAGCGGGGTCTACAATCCGCTGCTCGCCAAGGACAATATCCAGACGAGCCTGATTGCGCCGATGGCAGTCGGAGACAATGTCGCGGTTGTGCAGTCCGGCACCGGCTGGGCGCCGCAGATGGTGGCTTATATCTGCGACTCGAGTTCCGGCTCGCCGGCGAAATGTACCAGCTACGAGGTGATGCTGGTAACCGCCGTCGCCGGCAATGTTCTGACCGTGACCCGCGCCTATGGCGGCAGCACCGCGAAAACTCATGCTTCCGGCAAACTCGTTCAGAACGCCTACACCTCGGTCTATACGAATTCCGCCCAGAACGAGATCCAGGCAATGCAGAAATTCGGCGGATCGGGCCGCTTCGTCGATCTGCGCTCCTACGGCGCGGTCTGCGATGGCGCGACGAATGTCCAGCCAGCGGTAACTGCGGCCATTGCAGCAGGCTACACGAAGCTATTCTTGCCGGCAAACTGCCTTTGGACTCCGACGGGTTTCATACCTGCGGGGATTACTGTCTTGGGAGAGGACTGGCAAACCTCGAAGATTTGGCCCAACTCGCCCACCACGACCTTTGTGGGTATCGGGTCTAGGACAGTTCTTCAGAACGTCAATCTGAACGGGCCAATCTGCAATCAGCCAACTCTCGGGTGTCCTGCCATCTATTACGTTAACTCGACCTCCAAGGATCAGCCTGTTCAGAACTTCCCATATAACGTAGTCTTCGCCGATGTGGGCAGCACCGCCGGCGGGGCGCTTCCCGGCGGCATCAACGATACCAACGGAATTGTCGTATTAGAACACGCCAACGGGGGCGGCATCTATGGCCAATACATGGGCGACGAGACGCCCAACTCGGGTTCTGGCATTCACGCATACCAGGCATCTCCTAGTACTTGTTCGGGATGCGCCGGCCTCCGAGTCACCAAAGGTGCTTCCGGCACAGGTATTGTGATTGATTCAGATCGGCCCGAGGGCGGGACTGGAACCGATATCCAGTTCGTTTCGGGTGTCAAAACTGCGGGCACTATTTTTGACTTCTTCCATGCCAACAGCAATTACTCCGGCACCATGATCCACGCCAATCTTGGGGCTACCGGAGGAGCGTTCACCGGCGATTTCGAGTCGTACGACAACAACAATGTGGCGCAGTGGCAAATCAACCAATCGGGCAGCTTCTTTCACAACGGCTATGAGCAAATGCCAGCGGGGAGCGCAGTGGCATCCGGCAGCACGATTGTGCCGACCGGCTCTTTCTTTCACGTCACGGGCACTAACGTAATATCCACCATCGTGCATCCGGTTAGCGCTGTGGATGCCAGCAAGCCGTTTTGTTTTCGGGTCGTGCCGGATGGATCATTCACCACAAATACGACGGGCAATATCGGCGCCGCTACGGCCGCCGTTCCGGGCAAAGTCATGACGTTCTGTTGGGACGGAGCCGCAAAATACTACCCGTCCTACTAACGAAAGGAGAATTCATGTTTGGCGGCGGCGGAGTTTTCGGCGGCACCGGCGGCGACGTAGGAACGGGTCCGATCCCTAATCCCGTGTTCGTGGGGCGGGGCATTCTCTACCCGGCATTGCGCAAGGCAGCCATCACGCTCGGGCCGCAGCGCACGCCGTCGCCCGCGCAGTACCAGGACGCGATCGAGGAATTAAACCGGCTGGTGGGTTCGCTCAACTGCGACCGGCTGTTCATCTACACGCAAACGAATGCGGTATTTCCATTGACCGGCGCCGCAAGTTATACCATCGGTGTTTCCTCAGATCCGAACGTCGTCGCGGATTTTGCCGCGCCGCGGCCGCAATTCATCGAAGCCGCAAGCCTCATTTCGAGCCAGGCCGAACCCCTGATCCGGTACCCGTTGGTATCCGTCACCGATTTGCAATGGGCGAAGATCGGTCTTCTCAGCATTCCCAATACGATCCCCGAGCTCCTCTACAACGACCGGGCCTATCCACTTTCCACGATTTATTTGTGGGGCCAGCCGATGGCGGGCTATCTGCTCGAGTTGTTTTATTGGCAACTCGTGCCGCAGTTCTTCACTCCGGACGACCAGGTGCTGCTACCGCCCGGTTACGAGGACGCCCTCGTGCTCAATCTCGCGGTTCGCATGGCGCCGCACTTCCAGCGGCAGGTACCGCCGGACGTGCGCGAGGAAGCGCGCATCGCACTGATGCGCCTGGAATCGATCAACGCGCCGCAACCGATTGCATCGGTTGGTTTCGGGTGCAGCGGCGGCGGTTACGACATCTTCAGCGATCGCAAGCGATGAAAATCTCACTGGCCGGGCCATCGTACACGCTGCAAAGCGTGGTAGCGGCCGCGCAGCAGACGATGAACTGGTATCCGGAAACGCTCGTCGTTCCGGACGAGCCGCGGCGCCAGGTCTTCTTCGGCAGGCCGGGTCTGAAGTTCTTCGCGCAGCTCACACCCACCAAGCTGCGTTGCCTGTGGGCCGGAGGCGGCCGCCTCTTCGCCGTCCATAACGACAAAGAGTCGGAGATCCACGAGAACGGCACCGTAACCACCCAACCGCCGGTGATGTTCCAAGGCTCCGGAAGTCCGGATCCGGCCCAGATCTTCTCGAATGGTCATCAACTGATGATCATTACGGGCGGCCTGGTGTATATCGACAACGGCACAGGTCCGAACCCGGTGCGGTTTTCGGTTTCAGGGACGGCATCGGCCACCGGCACCGACCTCAATGTGCATCGACTCACCGGGCCGCCGTTCGACGCCGGCAGCATGACGGGCCGGACGCTGCGCATGGACGGCAGTTTCTTCACGGTAACCGGCGTTACGAGTCCGGACGTGCTGACCGTGTCTACCATGCCGGCCGCGACTCCGGAATCAGTCTGGTCCGTGGATTCCGGAGCACAAGTCGATGCCGTAACCGGCGGTTTCCTGGATGGCTATTTCATCATCAATCGCGTGCCGAGCAGCGATCCCGCGCTACAGGCCAGGGGCCGGACGTTCAACATCTCAGGGCTATACGATGGCACGCTCTGGGATGAACTCGACTTCGGCGTAAAAGAGGGCTACAGCGATTACATCAACTCGATCCTGTGCGATCACGAGGAACTTATTCTGTTTGGCCACGAAACGACCGAGGTCTGGCAGAATGTCGGGTCAACGGTGGACGCCAACGGCGCGGTGAGTTTCCCCTTTCAGCGTGTGCCGGGCGCCTTCATCCGGGAGGGTTCCGTTTCGGTCTTCGCCCCCTGCTCGGTTGGTCAGTACATCTGCTGGCTTGGCGGATCACCCAACGGGCAAACCGTCGCCTACCGCGCACTGGCGTTCCAACCGGAGCGCATCTCGACGCACGCGCAGGAGGAGAGCTGGAACTCGGCGAACTTCAAAGTGAGCGATGCGGTGTCTTACTGCTATCTGGATGCCGGGCATCTGTTCTGGGTGATCAATTTCTGGCAGCAACAGCAGACCTGGGTCTACGATATGACCGAGGGCGCCTGGCACGAACGCGCCGCCTACAACCCGGTGATCACCGGCTGGCTGGCGAAGGCCGGTTTTATCCGCTATCAGCCATGGTTCCATGCATTCGTTGCTGAGTGGGGCCAGGGCGGCAAGCATATCGTAGGTGACCCGGCCACGGGCAAGCTCTACGAGCAGAGCCTGAATTTCTACGACGACGACGGCGTGCCGATCCAGTACCTGCGCGCGTTTCCGCACTTGCTCAACGAGGACCGCTATCACTTCCACCACCGCTTTGAGGCCTACATGGAGACTGGCACGGTGCTTGCCGGCGACCCGGAGATGGTGGTGGGCCTGGACTGGAGCAACGATCGCGGACACACCTTCCAGGCTGTGCCGCAGTTCCAAGGCTCGGGCGCAAACGGCAATTACAGCAAGCGCATCGTATGGCGTCGCCTCGGCCGGTCGCGCGATCGCGTCTACCGCATTGGCGTGCAAGGGAAGGCGAAAGTCGCGATGACCGACGCATTTCTCGAAGCAACGCCCGGAATTGCGTGAATGGCAAATAGCCTAGTCATTCCTCCCTACCGCGCCGCGCTGCTCACCAACGCTGACGGCTCGCCCATGTCCGCGAATGGCGACGGGTCCATGATCGCGACGGAGCGGCAATGGTACATGTTCTGGCGCGGGGTGGCGGACCAGATCAATGCCGGCGCGCAAGCGATCAGCGACCTCAACGGGTTAATCACCTTCGGTAACCACGCTGACCGGCCCGATCCTGGGTTCGCGACGGACGGCGCTCTCTACGTCGAACAGGACCGCGGCAGCGTGCTCTACCAAAACCAGGGCGGGGTCTGGCAATACATCGCCGGCATCATGTACGGCACCCTGACGCCCGACCAAAGGCCTGCGGACCTGAACGCGGCGCAGGATGTCGGATTCCAGTTCCGAACCAACGTGGATCCGGCGCGGGCATTCACCTGGTCCGGCGCCGATTGGATCGAAACCACGCCGATCCGGTACGGCACGCATGCCGCACGCCTGGCGGAGACAATCGCCAATCTGGTTTCGGGAATGCTCTGGATGGAGACAGACCGGGGCTCTGTAATCTACCAGAACCAGGCCGGAACCTGGTTGTATCTTGCGGGAACCATGTGGGACACGATGAGTCCCGATCACCGGCCTACAGACCTCGGCGTGCATGATGCCGGGTTCGATTACCGCAGCACCGATCCGCCGCCGCGCGAGTTCATCTGGAATCAGACGGCCTGGGTCGAAACCACGACGGCGGCAGGCAGCACCACACAAATAGCATACGCGACTGCCACGTTACCGCTTACGACGACGGCCCAGCCTGTGCCCGGCTGTTCCCTGACTCTCGCGAGGGCCGGCACCTATCTGGTAATCGGAGTCTTCGACTTCAGTGCATCGCTCGACGCCAATATTCCGTTTCTCGGAACGCTGAACGGGCAGTCAAAATACGCCATTTTCAGCACTCCCAGCCCGGAAGGCCGCGTCACCTTGGGGCAGCAATGGAAGATCACCGTATCGGCCGGCGCAATCATCAATCTGGTGGTGAACAAGACCGGGGGAACCGGTGCCTCGTTTACCGATACGCATTGCAGCATATCAGCCACATGGATCTCGCCTTGATCCTCGGGGGCGTTTTAGGCTCCAAGGCGTCCAAGAAGTGAATAATTCAACGATTTTCATCGAGCGGTCATTCGACTATGTCTTGATAAAAGCGATCATGAGCCATCCCGGCGTCTACCGTAACCTGGTCGACGACTTCTCGCCGGCGGCCGCGGACTTCCGGCCGATCGAAAGCGATCTGATCTGGTATCTCGTCGCCTGGGATGGCAACCAATTGCTCGGGCTCTGGATGCTGGTGCCGCAAAACGGCATTTGCTGTGAGATCCATACGGTGTTATTGCCGCACGCGTGGGGCGACCGGGCACGCCGGGCCGCAAACGAAGCGCTGGCCTGGATTTGGACGAACACGCCATGCCGGCGCATCATCACCAACGTGCCCGCAGAAAACCGGCTCGCCTACCATTTCGCCCTGGCGGCGGGCCTCGAGGTCTACGGGACCAATGAAGCGTCGTTCCTGCGCAACGGGCGCCTGCAGGACCAGATCTGCCTCGGCATCAGCCGGCCGCGCGAGTTGCCGCTGTTCGAGGCAGGCCAAGAAACAACGATTCCCGACGAATGCAGCCCGGTGGCGGCATCGCTAGAGATAAAGGAGGGATAATCCATGCCAGCGGCAGTTGCGGTCCCAGCGGCCATATCCGCGGGATCCAGTATTTTAGGCGGCGTCCTGGGCTCCAGGGCGTCCAACAAGGCCGCGGCCATCCAGTCCGCAGCCGCCACCAAAGCCGCGGACGAACTCAAAGGCGTCCTGGCCGATTACAACCCGCGCATCGGCGCCGCCGCCGACACCGCGGCCGGCAACGTGAACGCGGCGACCGCGGCCGGCCAGGCGGGGATTACCGGAGCAGTCGGCGCCGGGCAGGGCAGGATAGACACTGCCACCGGGCAGGCGATCGGTTACCTCCAGCCGTACATGGAGGCCGGGGGGCAGTCGCTCGCCACTCTGATGAGCGGTCTGGCTCCGGGCGGCGACCTCAACAAGACGTTCACCGCGGCCGATATGCAGGCTTACGATCCGGGGTACGCCTTCCGGATGGCGCAGGCGAGCAAGGCGCTGCAGGGATCCGCGGCCGCCCGCGGCGGCGCCCTCGGCGGCGGGGCGCTGACCTCGCTCGCAAGCCTGAATCAGAGTCTGGCCTCGAACGAGTTCGGCGCAGCCGAACAGCGGTTCCGCGCGCAACAAGGCGACCGTTTCAACCGCCTCAATACCCTGGTCAACCTCGGCGCAAACACCTCGGGCCAGGCCGGCGGCTACGCGATGACGGGCGCCAATGAGGCCGCCGGCCTGGGGCTCACCGGGGCGACCTCGGCCGCGGACCTGGGATACCGCGGGGCGACCACTGCCGGCGGATTTACCACCAACGCCGCGCAGCAGGAAGCGGCGAACGCGCTGAATACCTACGGACACGTCGAAGACCTGATGACCGGGGGCGCCGCGGCGCAGGCCGCGGGCACGGTGGGCGCAGCGAATGCGTGGACCGGCGCGCTCGGCGGAATCAGTAATGCGGCGGGCCAGGTGGGGAATTATTACCAGGGCCAGCAGACGCTGGGGATGCTGATGAAGAATCCGGCACTGAGCCCCAAACTTTCCTGGTCATAGGAGTTTCGGAATGGCAATCGATCCCTCCATCAGCCTCGGCGTGCGGCCGCCGGTGATCCAGCCGTTGCAGATCCAGAACCCGCTCGAGCAATACGGCAAGATTCTCTCACTGCGTAACTTGATGACGGAACAGCAATCCGGGCAACTGGGGCTGCAGGCGCAACAACTCAAAATGCAGGAGGCGCAAAAGCAGATCCAGGAAGAGGACGCAGTCCGGAAGTTGTATGCGCAGAATCCGACACCTACCGATGCAGAGCTGGTCTCGACGATCGGACCGGTGCGTGCCGCGGCTCTAATCAAGGCGAAAAGCGAGCAGTACCAGCAGCAGTTAAAGACCAACCAGGAGAAGGCCGCGCGCCTCGGGCAGATCGCGGGCTCGGCGGTAGACGCGCCGAGTTACCAGAACGCGATCATGACTGCGGTATCAGAGAACCTGATCCCCGCGGATCACGGGCGGCAGCTATCCGCGCTCGATTGGAACGATCCGAAAACACAGGCTCAGGTAAAGCAGTTTCAGCAGCAGGCGATGACGGCCGTGCAACAGCACGACGCGCTGATCGCTGATGCCAAAGCGAAGCAGGGCGCTGCTGAAAGTGCGGCCAAACTGCCCGGGGTTCAGGCAGACGCAGCGCAGAAGCTGCGACTTCAGAACGCCAACATACTCGCCGCCGCCGCCGCTCGCGGGCCGGAAGCCTTGAATGCGGCAATTGCTCTGCTCCCAGCCGAACAGCAGGCGCCGTTCCTCGGCGCGGGAACGGCGAAGGAAGTCATGCAGCGCGCGCTGACGCCGGAACAGTTTGTCACTGCAGGACAGGCCGCGGACACCGCCGCGGAGACGATGCGGCAGCACGCCGCGGAGAATGCGGTATCCCAGGCGCATCTGAATATTGCGCGTAGGGCTGATGCTCGCGCCGAACAGGTCTATCAGAACACCTACGGACCAGGAGCCAACGAGGCGCTAGTCGGCGTAGATCCAAAGCTGCGAGTGCAGGCCACAACCAACGCGCAGAAGGCGGCGGATGAATACTCGAAAGCGGTCGAGTCCACCGGGAATATGCAATCGATCATCGATCTGGCACGTTCAGGCAACAAGGTCGCCTATGCATATGCTCCGACTACCGGTGTCCTGACGATCAACACGGCGCAGGGCGTGAAGCGCGTCAACATGCCGGAGATCAAATCATATGGCGGCGCGGGATCGGCGATGGATCAAATCGAGGGTTGGTTCGGCAAGCAGACGTCGGGTGCATCCATCCCGGCAGACATCCTGAAAAGCATGGAGGAGGTCAACAAGTCGATCTCCGACAGCGCCGCGAAAAACTACGACACGAAGCTCGGTTCGATCAATCAGAACTACCACGCTAACTTCAAACCCTCAGTCAAAGCCGCGACTTCGGGCGGCACGGCGACGGCGCCGCACGGCGGCCAATACAAGGCGGGCGATACCCGCGTGATCGACGGAAGGACCTATACCAGGGACGCCAACGGAAATTGGAAATGAGCCCGCAACTGACCGATGCCGATATCGCCAAGCATGACGCCTCGGTAGGCAAGGTCCTGACTGATGCGGACATTGCCGCCCGAGACAGTAATCCGCAAGGGTATCTATCCCAGGTGGGAACGGGCCTATGGAACACCGTCAAGGGCTTGGCGCAAGTAGGCGTCGAAACCGGCGGCGTTGTGTTTGACCCGTTGAACGCCATAGAGCACCTCAAAAAGCTGAAGCAGATGGTCGTTGATCCCCAAGTGGACCAGGCCATAAAAGCGGCCGACAAATGGAAGTCGGGAGATCACTCCGAAGCCGTCGGTCATGCGTTGGCGGCCGTGCTTCCAGGCGTGGGGCCCGCGGCGGCGAACATCGGAGAAAAACTCGGGAATCAGGACTACACCGGCGCCGCCGCGGATGCCACGGTCCTTGGGGCCACCATGGTTGCTCCGAAAGTGGCCGGTGCGATCGTGGACGCAGCGCCGGTCCTGAAGGGCGCGGCGAAGGGCGGTTATGCGGCGGCCACGGAAACTATCCCGCTGACTCGTCACGGCGTTGACATTAACGTTCCAAAGCCTTTGGCGACTGGGGCCGCAGCCGGCGCGGCCGCGCGCATGGCAGGACTCCCGGCAACGCCAGCAGCCATTATCGGCGGCGTGGCGCCTATCGTGCGCGGCATGGTTCGCGGTGCGCGCGAAGCGATGGGACCGAGAGAATTTCCGCCGTCATGGACGGAATCTCCGGTATTTGCAGGGGAAGGATTCCCGCAATCTGCGCCCGCCGCAGTAGCTCCGGTAGTTGAAACTCCTGGCATGATCCTCGCCCGCGAATCGGGCCAGGATTGGGCGAAACTGAGCGCCGCCGATCGCGGGATGTTGGAAACCGTCGCCAAGGCGCAGGCAAATGCAACCGCGCAACCCGCCGCCCGTCCACCGATGGGACCGCCTGCTGCGCCGCCCGCGCCGGCGCGTTCGCCGTTGTTCCCCGTTCCTGATATCACGCCGCCACGTTCCCCACTGTTTCCGGTTCCTGACATCCCGCCGGAATCTGGCCCACCGGCGGCGGCCGCGCCAGAACCGGCGCCGTCCTCCCCGCCCGCAGGCGGCAAGCCCGCGGCCGCGGACATCGCGCAGCAACTCGAGGCCTCGAGCCGGCCAGACCGGATGCTGGACTTCCTGCGCAGGATGGATCCCGCCTTCTCGCAGAAGGCTCTAGACTCGCTTGCGCCTCACGAGTGGCAGATGGTGGCCGAGGGCGCCGGCAGTCCAAGGGGAACCGCGCCCACCGCAGAAGATATCCAGGCGATCCGCGGCAACCTGGCGCAGTATGAGGGCGCATCGCAGATCACCGCAAAGACGCCCGCGGCCGCCGTAGCGGAATTCGAACAGAAGCGTGCGGTACGGACGAAGCGGAAAACGGCACCGCCTGTCGTTGACGTCGAAGGCCAACTGGCCGAATCTCTCGCCAAGGTAGAGAAGGGCGAACGTCCCGTAGCGCAGGTTCCGCCGGAACAGCCGCGGGCCGCTACAGCGTCCGATAAGCGAGTCGAGGCATACGCGCAGCACTTCGCGGCGGATCCCGGTACTGCCATTGCGGACATCGAACCGTTGACGAAGCTGCCCGAGTTTCCGAAATTGGGCCGGGCCCTCGAGATTGAAGGCTCGCTGGCGCCGGGCGAGGCCGAGCGCATCGCCGCGCGCGTCAAAGAACTGCGGGGCGAAGCGGCCGCGGCGCCGCCCGCTATAATAAAACCTGATGTTGAAAGTACACCTACCCTCGGACAGACTACCGGAGAACAGTCCGGAAGCGCGGGGCAAGCGGTTTCAGGATCGCGTAAACCAACGAATCCAGTTGCTCGCGGATCGGCAACGAGCGTCAGAGTCCCAGGAGAAAGAACCGCCTACGAAGGGCAATACTCCGTCAGGGAATTAGACGACATCCACGCCTCGCACAACGCACACACCTTCGAGAAAAACCCGAATTACCAGTTACGCAACGATCGCGATTACTCCAACCCGGTCAATAAGGAACGGATTGTGGTCAACAGCAAAGGCGATACGTTCGATCCTGCGTATGTGTTGGCGGATTCGCCAGATGCGACGAATGGCGCTCCAGTGATCGATGCCGATGGCAACGTACTGGGCGGCAACAGCCGGGCTATGATCCTCGATCGCGTCTACAAGAACAACCCGGAAGGTGCGGCCGCCTACAGGGCCGAGCTCGCGCGCAGGGCTTCGCAGTTCGGCATCGATCCCGAGCAGCTCGCCGGCATGAAGCGGCCGGTTCTGGTGCGCCAATTGTCCGATGCCGGGCTGAATCCGCAGCGGGCCATCACAGATTTGAACAAGACCGGTACAGCCGCACTGACCACTGCTGAACGCGCAACGGCTGATGCGCGGAGAATTACGCCGGCGGCCGCGGACTATCTCGCGACCGCGATCGACACCGAGGGCGCAGACGCGACCCTGAACGACGTTTTGAGCGGCAAAGGCGGTCTGGCGATCGTTAATCGGCTGGTCGATGACGGCGTATTCACGATGCAGGAGCGGCCGAATCTGATCGACACCAAGACTGGCGCGGTCACGGCAGCAGCGAAAGAGCGCATTTCCAAGCTGCTGCTGGGGCAGGTATTCGAGGACGCCGATCAGATGACACGCACGCCCGCGGAAGTACGCAACAAGCTCGAGCGTACGGTATCTCCGATCCTGCAATCAGGTCAAAAGGCCGGCTTTGACATCCGGCCGGCGGTTCGGCAAGCACTGGACGTGCTCGAGTATGCGCGCGCACACGGCATCACCCGAATGAACGATCTGCTGGCGCAGGAGAGCATGTTCGAAGATGCGCCGAAGTTCTCTGCGCAGGCCGCGGACCTGGCGCAATTCATTCAGGATTCGAAGCCTACGGCGATCGCCAAAGCGTTCCGGCGATACCTTGCCAACGCCGAACCAACCATGTTTGGTAAATCCACGCCGGCCGAGGCCTTCGCGGACGCATTCGGAGTTGAGCAGCCGCCAGCGACTCTCCGCGAGCTGATGCAGCCCAAACCGACACCGAGGGAAAAGATTCCCGGCACCAGCGCAGTTGCGGAGCGACTGGTGAATGCGCAGAACAGCTTGGTCGAAAACATCATGGAACGTGCCGGTCTCGGCCGCGAAGATGCCGCAAGAGCTGCCGATGTGCTGCTGAAGCGGAAACTTGCCAAACTCGATCCGATCATGGGGAGCTTCGAACTCACTCATGGCGGCGCGTGGGACGTTGACGTCCTGCGGCGCGCGGCGGAGGAACCGCCCGCGGCCGCGGCGCCGCGTAAACGGCGATCGAAG